TTACGAATATAGAAATCTGAATGTTTTTCCTTCATATTTTATAATTATCTTTTTCTCTATTGCCACATTTATATTGACATTGTTTCAAAGCACAACTAGGATTATTTATTAGTGTATCAAAGAAGTGTTCCCATTCTTCAGAACCAAATATGTCTTCTAACTTATCGTTATTCTTTAATGCAAGGTGTTCATCTTTTAAATGAAATACTTCCTCTACGCCATGATCATTTTTAGGATCATCTAACCAACAACAAGGTAACATATAACCATCTGCTGTGTAAGCTGCAGGCTTATGATAACTCTTTGGCTCATATACTAAACAACGAGGTTTAATTTTAATATCTTTAGGATCTATTTCTTTACTACTAAATTTGCTCATCTTTCATTATATCATATCTATTGTTAAAGTCAAGCAGGTAGCCATTTAATTATCTTATTAATAGAAGGCTTATAGTCATATGTAATTGGGTGTATATCTCGTCTATATTTTTTACCATAACCAACGGATATCATTACATTAACTCGTCTATCAACAAAAGGTAATTGTTTCCATACCTTTGTATCTAATTGCTTATTAAAATTGCAAGTGTATGTTGTATCAATACCTTTTTCAATTGCTAAACTTCTAAAATTCATTGCAAATAATCCACATTCAACACAAATATTTTCTCTACTATCAGCAAGACCTTTTTCTGTACAAGGGTCATAAAATATACCTCTACTCCAAGCGTCTTTTTGATATGGACTTGTTAGTTCAGATTTTCTTTGTGTTACAATTAAAACATATGGGGCGGTATTCAAACTTCTATACATAACATTTTCTCTTGGTATACCTTTTTTTTCATTTTCGTGCCCTATATCTACATAATCTTTATTACCTATATTAGAGAGTGTATCATTTGCTGCCGACCCTTCAAAAAGAGCGTCTTTATATTTTTGATGTTCTGGACCTAAAACGTGTACTTGCCAAGCAGCCATATTATTTTTTGATGGTGTAATTTCATAAGTCTTTTCTAATAAGTCTTTTAATACTTCTTTATCAACAGGTTTTTCTTTGTAAGTATAAAACTCATGTACGTGTCTTGCTTTTTTTACTGTTTCGTATATCATATAATATTTGTATCTGAAGTTTCTTCAGCTTCCTTTACTGATTTATCCCATGTTTGAAATATTTTTGCTTGTTCGTTATGATCTCTATGTTTAGTAGGATCGTAATATGGTTCTAATTCAGGAAACACTTCAAACAAATGTGATTCCCATTTTGTGCCTTCATAGAATTTATCTGCCTTTAACATATAATCAAATACGTTTTGTAAATCTACATCTGGATCAGCAGGTCTTTCTAATGCAGCTATTATATCAGGCCAGTCTTTATATTTTGGTATTAATGACTTCTTAATTTCTTCTGGTAAGTTATTAGGTCTTAAATGTTTAGGTTTGTCAATCATTGCCCAATTCAATTGATCAATAACAGGATTGTCTTTACACCAATCAATAACTTCATAAAATCTCATAACTGAAAGATTAGAAACTAAACCATTGAAGTCAACAACAACGTTAGGGTGTTGACGACACATCTCTATATTTTCTACAACTTCTTCCCATTCAGTTCTTCTTCTCATGTATTCAATAGTCTTACCAATACCATCTACTGAAGCAACCATAGATACATTTTTAAAATGAGGAATGTAATTAAATATATTGTGTCTACCTTTTTTAGTTTTAGTTAAGTTAGTTTGATATTTTAAATAGATATGTTTTGCATGGCCACTTTCAATAACCTTTTCTAATAACTCATAATGTTTTTTCATAATCAATGGTTCACCACCAATTACTTTAATACTTCTAACATATGGTAATAATTCCATAACTTGTTCAGTAACACCTTCAGTTTTATCTGCCATAACAAGTTTCATATAATCTTCTCTAACTTTACCACGTTCACCAAACACAGCGTCATTCCAAACACCTTTTTCAGCAACACGTTGTCTAGTTGTAGAATTAGCATGTACACACATAAAACAATCAAGGTTACATTCTGACCCAAATACTTTTAATTGTATTTCTAAAATTCTTTCATCAAAGGCATACTGACCACTTGCGTTATATAGTTCAACATTCTTTTGAATATTATCCCAAAACTCTTTATCGTTAGTATGAATTTTTAAGCAGTTTGTTCTTCTACTTCTACCATATATTTCCTCATCACTTCTACATCTTCGGCATATATCATTTACTGCTTTATGATCTGATTTAGGATCAAGCATTTCTTTACGAATACTATTCATGTATTCACTATCAACCATCCATTCTTTTAATGATGTGTTCTTAATAGTTTCATGTTCAGCGTCTTTACCAAAACAACATGCTCTATATTTACCACTTATCTCATTATAGACTTGTGTAAATGGTATTGTACAAAACCATATATCTTTATCTTTTGCTTGTTGTAGAATTGATTTGTCTGATGGTGGTTGACCACGTACGGTTTTACCTGCTTTAAGTTTAGTATAGTCTGATAAATTATTCCACTTCCACCATTCTTCAGTATTTACATTACCAGGAGAAGAACGGTCACCAGGGCCACCTTTTGTGAGCATGTCCTCAACTTGTTTGTCGTGCATGTCATCAATATCTTTCACCACTTTTTTATTTAAATCAGTTTCCATAAAATTATTTATCTCTATATTATCTGTTTATCATATTTGATAAAGTTAACTCTCATAACGTCCTCTGCTATATGAATATTTTTTAACTTATTATCTTTTATAAAAGTAAACACTTTACCAAACGCTCTCATATTTTTTTCAATATCATTTATACCATGGTGGGCATATTCAGCACACATAGGTAATAGTATAGTTGTCTTATATTGTTTCCATGAAAAATATTTTGCACTACACAATTTAGATTTTATCACACATCCTGCAGTATTGCAACCTCCTATGACTATTTGAGTATCGGTATTATTCATACTAAAGTTAAGTTTTTCAAGTACTAACTTTTCTATGCTTTCTACACTTAAACTATCATCTGGTATTTCTAGCCATTGCCACTTATCCTCTATGGCCATACTTTTTAGTTCTTGTAATTTTTTATCTCTTACACTATTACCAATAGATAATATGATATTAGCATTTCTATCTATGCTCGTGTCGTCTATGATATGTTGAAGTGTGCTGTATCGTAATTTGTTTACATACTCATCAGCAAGTATTTTATGACCATCAAAATCAATTAGTAATATAACCGTTTTCATACTGATATTTATAAGATAAATAAAAACATGAGTAACAAATATTTCCCTCAAAATTTTTATCTAAATAAAAACGTGAATAAGAAATACTTAATAGTAAGTGGTTGTAGTTGGGCTGACCCATATACGGATTCTGAAGATCCTAGGGTTTCACATGATATTGTAAAAGGTTATAATAGATGGTTTAATATATTAGCTGATAAGTTAGATATGCAACTAATAAATTTTGGTAAATATTCTTCAGGTAATGAATATATATGTTCTTCTTTAATTGATAACATATCAGCAATGGGTGAAAAGAAAAAAAGTAACATTGGTTTAGTTATTCCTGCTTGGAGTGAGGCTAAACGTACAGATTTTGAATTTAGACAAAGTGAAAATGATTACTACGTAAAAAATTTATTTGAAAACAAATATAAAGAATATAGATATAATCCAAAATATATTTGGGATAGTATATTATATACAGACCCTTTAAGAGGTGATATGTTTTATAGGGTAAAACAAAGTATTAGATATATGTACATGCTACAGACGTTTTTAAAACATAATAATATTCCTTATACAATGGTACAATCTCTGCCTTTAGAAAAATTGCCAAATTTAGGTACAGAATTTAATTTAGGTCTTACATTAGGTACACCACAAAGATCATTACAAAGTGCTAAAGAAGTTAAAACTATTTTTAGACAACAATTGGCTGAAGAATTGTCACAGTTTCCTATGTACAATTTAATTGATAAAAATAATTTTATAAATTGGCCAATATTAAATTCTTCGTTGTATAAAAAACTAGATAGAGAAAAAGACTTTATATCTAATTTAAATGAAAAAAAAAATGATTTTAGACAAGACAATCATCCTAATCAATCAGGCCATAATAAAATAGCAGATATTATTCTTAACAATATAAATATTACATTATAATCTTATATTACTTACCGAACATTGCAGACAACTAGGAGATAGACTATGGCTAAAAAGCCAAAGAAAATATCTATATCTTCATTAAAGAAAAAGGCACCTAAAATTCCGCCTTTGACGTGTATAAGTATTGACAATGTAATAAGTAAATTAGAGAAGATAGTAGATAAGAAAAAAACGTTAGATAAGAAACAATTAAAAGACTTAACAAAACGTTTAGAGAAATTAAGGGACGCCAATGATAAACTACGAGATGGTGGTATCTATTGGTATGAAAAATTAAAACACTTATTAAAAACAAGGTAGGTAATTATGAATTACTACTTTACAGGATTACTAATTGTTATGATGTGCTTATTAGCATTTTGTGTAGGGCCCATAACTTATTAATGATTAAATGGACTAAAAACAAATGGCAAAAATTTAAAGAGTGGTCTTCCGTAGATCATTGGATTGATATGTTTGTTGATGTTGGACTTATTGCGTTTGATGTCTTATCTAGTCCTATATTAATTATTGTAAGATTTATTCGGTTCTTTTTTAATAGATATATTAACGAACATATAAAAAGATTTCTAAAATGGTTCGCTCATAGAGTTTTACGATTATAAATAAATGTAAAACACCGTGTCTAAAAAAAGATATACTCGTAGCGAATACGGAAATTATCAACCTAATAGTCCTTTAACTCAACACTATATTACAACAGGTGCAATATTGCCTGAAAAGAAAGAAGTACCCAAGGTTGTAAAGAGAAAGAGAAGACGTATTTTAACAAGGTTCTAAAACAAAGTTTCCGTCATCTTTATATTTTCTACAAACTGGTCTACCATTATCTAAAGTGTCTGAAGTTAATTGTAGATAGATCAGAGCATAGTAGTCGTAATTTCTGTCGGTTGAATGGGCAGTTATAATTTTGTTATTTTCAAAATCAATTACTACTTGTTGACCCCAAGCACCATCCATCATTAAGATAGGTCTATCTTCAACACCAACAGCATCCCATAAAAACTGACCACCATATCTTAATGCAACTCTATGGTTACCATTAAACTTATTTGTTTTATAATCTCTATCAATTCTATTTTCATACATTGTTTTTAAATACTTACCAACGCAAGTATCATTCTTCCAGTGATTTAACATTAAGTTAGCAATTCTTACATAATCGTATCTGTCAGCATAGAAAGAATATCTACCGTACTCACCTTTTGATCTATTACCTGTATTGTGTTTTTCTAATGACTTACCAAAATAAACTTTTTTAGCAACTTTAGCGTCTTCTACAAATATCTTATGTAATAACTTATTCCAATCATCACCAGTTTTGTAAATAACATAGTTCATAATAACATTGGTTGCCATGGCACTATAGTTAAAATAAACACCAGGTTCTAAACCATCTTTATTTTTAAAGTATGCTTTCATAGCAGATTTAATAGGTATAGTATTAATATTTTTACCATTACCTTTTATTCTATTATCTTTATTGTGTATTCTATCACCTACTATTTCACCATCACCTGCCTGCATATTAAGTAAGTTAATTAATTTTTGATTTTCATATAAAGTACCTGCAACCGTTGGGTAATCTATTGAATCAAAAACCGTATGATTTATATAACCACCACATACAGCATAACCTGTAACCAAAGATACTAAAGATTTACCAACCGAGTGTGAAGGATAAGGTCCTGTATATTTTGATTTTCTGTTTTCATCAATTAAAATTTTATTGTTTTCAAATAAGATATAAGATACAAGACCAGTTTTCTTATCACTAATTTGTTCTTTAACTTTTACAGATAAATTATTCTCCTGTAAATCAATCTCAAAATCATAGGTTTCATTTTTCTTATCACCTATTTTATATTTGTGCATACAATCAAAACAATATTTCTCACCAGCAAATACTACGCCGATCATTAATATTGAGTGAATTACTATAATAAAAATCCAAAGTCTAAACATATTATATTCCCATCCCTTCTAATCTAAAATCTACAACAGGTACAAAGTCGTAAGCATATTCTTCATCAGCACCCATAGGACCTGACATCTTAACAACGCAATCATTTTTCTTTCTGTTGTCAAAGAAAGTCTGTAAAGCAAGTTTTAAACTATCTGCCATTTGTTGATGTACAGATACATTAAACTTCGTAAACAAGGTACCACAACAAATTGTAATACCATCAGCAGACTCTGCCTTTGCAATGTTCATAATATCTTTTTTTAATTGTGTATCTTTCATAGTGTCTCCTTATTTAATTTTAACTACGCCTGTTAATCTTTCACATTTATAGTCGTTGATAATTTTATTAATAGCATTTTTCATATTAATGTCAATTCTTTTTAAAAGATCATCTTCAACTTGAACGATTTCCTTCACATCTTTAGACATATCTTTAATTTTTTTATATGCAATGTTTCTTACGATTGATAAATTGTTTACCATAATGTTTTGATTAGCCATAGTGTTATATATCCTTTTTAGTTTTCATTATTTGTATTACTTGAAATAGAGATTTTGTTTTAAGTAACTTATTTCCGTAAGCAACTCTTTTTTCAAGTTTCTTAATTGCAGTTTTTAACTTTTTATTATTCATTATTTGTTAGATAAACTGATTGTTGTTAATCCTGTAATAACACCAATAAGTGTCATTGTAGCACCGAGTAAATATTGATCAGTTTCAATAGCACCAGTAGCACCGATCATACTCATTACAAATATAACGGCAAAAAATGTTGTCATTTTGTCTATCATTGTGTTGTCCTTTGTTTTTTTGTTATACATACTATTATAATACCGTATTTTTACATAAAAATCAAGCAAAAAATGGAAAAAAATGGCATATGTTCTTGTTTTGTTCTCTAAAAACCCTTATAAATAGTAGAAAAACACAAAAATTGAGGAAATTATGAAAAAAATGAGAATTTTTAAGTTCTGGAACGAATCAGGTGACGAAAAAGAGAAGGAAGCCATGAGTTTGAAGAAAGCCACCATGTCTGTACAAGGGGATTTCAAGGATGAGTTTATTGGTGTTGAATATATTAGTAAAAAAGGCAAAAAAATCGTAGATTCGGTAAAAATACCAGTTGGACGAAAAGTACGTCAATCAATTGAGATAGAAAAGAAAAGAATGTTACTAAAAGCCGAAAGAGAACAAAGGCAAGCAGAGGCAAAACAAAGATATGGCAGTTAGAGAAGGCGATCCGTTGACTACAGGTCATGCTTGTACTGGAATTACAACTTTAGCAATATCTTTAGTAAGAACAGTAAAAGCAAACGGTATTGTAGGTGCTGTACAAGGCACTCCTACTGTTGCACACCCAGCTCCACCTACTCCTATCTGTCCTGCTCATATAGCTGCATTAAATAAAGGATCAAATAACGTTAAGATAGGTGGTATACCTTGGGGACGTGTAGGACATAGTGCTGACGCAGGTGCAATGATTTCAGGTTCTTTAAACGTATTAGTAAATGGTCTGTAAAGTCATATAAATATAGATATGGCATACTCAAACTATGACGCAACTACAACTAACAAAAGTAAAAGATCAAATAGAATCTATAGTGATTTAAATTTGAGTTTTACTAAAAATCCTGCTACAAAGGATGTTGCAAAATTATTTGATGTACAAGCAATTAAAAGAAGTGTTAAGAATATTATCTTAACAAACAAATACGAAAGACCTTTTAATTCTGACTTCGGTTGTAATTTAAGAGGTTTCTTATTTGAGAATATTACTGAACCTTTATTAGTAGTAATAAAAGATAGAGTATCTATGGCGATTGAAAAGTATGAGCCAAGAGTTTCAGTAGAAGATGTTGTTGTTCAAAGTGAAGATGGTAGTAACGGCATTAGTATTATGGTTTCATTTAAAATAAATGGTGTTGAACAACCAGTATCAGTATCAACATTTTTACAAAGAGTAAGATAAAATGGCAAAGCAACATAGATTAGATATTTCAGAATTAGATTTTGAAAATATAAAAGGTTCACTTAAAAGATTTTTAGCAAATCAAAACGAATTTAAAGATTACGACTTTGAAGGAAGTTCTCTTTCAATTTTATTAGACACATTAGCATACAATACACATTACTTGGCTTACAATGCAAACTTTGTAGCAAACGAAATGTATATGGACACAGCACAATTAAGATCAAGTGTTGCGTCATTATCTAAATTAGTAGGTTATGTACCTAACTCTGCTAGAGCACCAATCGCTGATTTAAAATTAGTAATCAATGATGGTACAGGATCATCAATTACAGTTCCTGCAGGTACAAAATTTACTTCATCAATAG